AGCTTCGCTGACCGTAAATTGGGCGTGACTAGCCCAAATAGTCGTCCTGCTGGAAGAATTTTCAGGGTTAAGTAGTGAAAATACTGATGGATCGGTTCCCATGCCACCTAGCGGCTATCGGACCAGACCAAATTGACGATGTAACTACTATGCGTAGCTATGAACCCACACCTGGATCCAATTATTTGGAAATTACTAGGGTATTAATCACTGATACCCACATAGTCGTGGCAAAAGACGGCAATTCTGGTCCTCAGATAGTATTTAGAGAGACCTACGAGACGTTCATAGCATCAAAAGAAGCAACTAAGGACTCTTTTGTTGTAACTTCATCGGGAAAGATGCTAGCATTCAAGAAAGACACTGGTTGCGGCTGTGGATCTCGACTCCGAGGGTGGAACCCATACGGCACATTAGGATCGATGAAGGATTAAATGGAAATTACGCTTCTAACATTTATCGTTTATTGCCTAGCGGCATTTAGACTTACTCGACTAGTCACTACCGACACAATTGCTGAAGGTCTACGCAACAAAATCTGGTCAAAGTGGCCACCAACAACAAAAATTGGATATCTAATCACATGCAACTGGTGTACTGGATATTGGGTAGCAATATTGCTAGTAATTTTTGTATTTATTTTACCCCAACTGGCCTTTGTGGTATCATTAGTGTTGGCTATTTCTGCTGCAGTCGGGCTGATCTCAGCCTGGACTGAGCGCTAACAAGTAGGGAGCCCATTTTGGGTATTTTCAAGAAAGAAAACGCTAAACCGAGTGCTCCTCGGCAGAACGTTCGCGCTTCGGCCCCTAAAAATGCCACTCGCGTTGCTCCAGGGATTTCTGTTGACTCTTTTGGCATAGTGTATGCCGAGCCACAGACATTTAACTCACCGCGCCCACTTACCGCTGCTGCCGCGCAGGTAAATCTCCAGGACAAGGGCGAGGCAGAGCTATTTAAATCACGTAGACAGTCTGCATCGTCAAGCTGGCAGTCAGAGGCGTGGGAATACTACGACTCAATCGGCGAGATCAAATACGCATTCAACCTAGTTGCATCCGTTGTCTCGCGTATTAGACTTTATGCTGCTGCTATCTCCAACCCAAACGAGACCCCGTCTCCAATTGACTCTGTAGAGAAAATTGATGCTCGTCTATCTGCAGCTGCAACACGCGCACTCGATCGACTAAGTTCTGCATTCGGTGGACAGCCTGGCCTTTTAAAGGATGCTGCCCTAAACCTCCAGGTTACTGGCGAGTGCTACCTAGTTCAAATACCAGAGCGTGTTGGCTCTGGACTCCCTGAGACATGGGACATGCGCTCAGTTGATGAACTTCAGGTTGACTCTAAGGGTAATTACGTCATCAACCCTCGCCGTGATGTTGGCGGTGGAAGCTCAATGATGTCGCAGGCGAGTAAGGACATCCTCGCTCTCCCTAAGGGAGCATTCGTTGGTCGCATTTGGCGTGCCCACCCACGGTACACTCAAGAGGCTGACAGCTCGCTACGCGGACTTCTAGACCTCTGTGCGGAACTATTGCTACTCAACCGTACTTTCCGCGCTACGGCCCGTTCTCGCCTCAATGCGGGTGCTTTGTATCTGCCTGATGGTTTGTCAGTAGCTGCGTCTCCAGACCCAGACTACCCATACGACGAAGATGGCAACTACAACGAGAATTTCACTGCTGAAGAAGCTGCTGACGACTTCGAAGACCAGCTCATCGATGCAATGACTACTCCAATCAAGGACGAGGACTCTGCTAGCGCAGTTGTTCCACTTATCATCCGTGGTCCTGCAGAGCTTGGTGACAAGATCAAGCAGTTCAAGTTTGAGCGTTCATTCGACCCAGCTCTCGCTCAGCGTGCTGACCGCGTGCTAGAGCGCATCATGCAGGGTCTTGATGTTCCGAAGGATGTTGTAACAGGTCTAGCAAACGTTAAGTACTCAAACGCACTTCAGATTGACGAAGCACTTTACAAGGCACACATCGAGCCTCTAATGCTCCTTATTGTCGATGCGCTTACCGTCATGTACTTGCGTCCATACCTAATTGCAAACGGATACTCCGAGGATGAAGTTCGTAATGTTTGCATCTGGTACGACCCATCTCTAGTTGCTACTCGCAATGACCGCGCAGCAGATGCTGACATGGGCTTCGACAAGATGGCTGTCTCGTATGACGCATGGCGTCGTGCTCATGGTTTCTCTGAGGCAGACGCTCCAGACCCAACTGAGCTCGCACTTCGCCTAGTTGTCAATAAGGGTATGGTTACTCCAGAATTTACTGAAGCCATGCTTGCAGCAGTTGCTCCTGATCTCATGAATAAGATTCGTCAGATCGCGTCTGAAGCTACTGGCGCAGCTATTCCACCAGAGGTGGAGCAGATGTTGCAAGGCCAGCCTGGCCCTGCAGCCACAGAACCAGCAGCTACTGAAGCTGCACCGCCACTAGCAGAACCAGAGGCATAATATGGACAGCAAATACATGGACCTAGCTCAAAAACTGGCTGGCGTTCTATCCGACACGGTGAGCGCAAAGTTTATCTTGCATGGCTACCACTGGAACGTTCTCGGTCCAGACTTCGGCGAGTATCACGAATTCTTCGGGACACTATATTCTGACGTAGATGGGTCTATCGATCCACTGGCCGAGAATATCCTAAAGCTTGGCTACCCAGCGCCCTACCTACTGGCTGATTTCCTGGAGATGTCTTCTATCAATGAAGAGCGTCTAGACGGTACTTCATCTCAGTTCTTGCTCCAGTCAGCTCTTCGCATTATGGAGAGTTTGGAGAACAGCCACACTGAGGCGTTCCACATTGCAGAAGCACATGACAAGCAGGGATTGATGGACTTCCTTGCTGGTAGAATTGACATGTATGCCAGGTGGGTTTGGCAGATCAAGGCCTTCCTAGGAGTTCGCTAAACCATGTCATATGTCGAGCAGGTATTACAGGCGTCTGGGGGTTCAGCTGCGCCTGCCGAAAATCTAGACCTATCTAAGGTTAAAAAGAAGAAGCTGACTCTGTCGGCAAAGACTGAATCCGCTATCTCGAAAAAAGCATCTGAATGCGGAATTGCTGAAGACACTCTTCGTGCCGTGTACCGCCGTGCCGCTAACGTCTACTCTGCCTCAGCGGCGGATAGAATGAAGCTACACGACTGGGCAATGCTACGCGTAGATGCATTCTCTGTACTAGTAGAGAAGGGGGAGCCTAAGGTCTCTTCCTACACCGCAGATAATGACCTACTGCCAGCGGGGCATGCACTCGCTGCATCTGCATTTGATGTTGACTACGTATCTAGTCAGTTAGAAGTTGAATTGAACGAGTACGAAACTTACAGCTCTAAGGATCACGCTATCCACGCACTAGCAGAGTACTCAGGGCTAGGATATGAAATCATCCCTAATATCACTGCGGTATGGCTTCGCGCTGACGCATCTGGTGATGACCCATACTTGAGATCAATGGCCTTCGTAAGCCGTCTATATGACAGTGCTGACAGTGACCTACTACCTAGAAGGGCTGAAAATGTATAAGCAGACCTGGAATGATTTTGTCACTGCCGAGGACGTAGTCTCTATTGTAGATTCTTACAATGCAGAATCATCCAACATTAGAGCTGTAGATGGTGATACAGCACTAAAGGTCGTCGAGCTAGCCTCTGACTACTACAACTACTTAGATTCAGCTGACCGAGCTGCTGCAATTAAGTATGACCTGCACAGCTTTGTAGAATTTGCAACTACTGGATTTACTTCTGATGGCGACCTAGAATTTATCGATCGCTACGAAACACTTCTAGCCTCGGGGCACCCTTACGTTGCCACCGATGCAACTGCCACGGCTAACTGGCTAGCTGGCGCTCCAGAACTAGATGAAGTGTCTCGTACTGCAGTGATTGCATCGGTCGCTCCAGGAGCTAGCGATATGCAGAAGCTCCACGCATACACACGTTTGACTGTTCTAGCAAGCAATAACCAACTATCTCCAGAGACTATGACTCTATTGGAGCAAGTTCTAGCCAAGCAGTCCTAACTAACAACTTCCGCTAGCGGGTAGAATTGTATGTAGTTTCTACCTTTATAACAAGGACAGTACATGCTTGAATTGACCCCACTGATTGCCGATGGTAACTCTGACGCAGCCCGCCGTGCACGCGTAAAGCTTCAGCCTCGTGACAAGAAGGGCCGCTGGATTCCAACTGGTGCTAGCCTATTCGCGTCTATCAGGGACGCTGCTGGCAAGGTTTTCCGTATTAATGGAAAAGCTATTGGTGGAACTGCCACTAAGAAGGGCGAGCGCAACGACATCCGCATGCTCGTTGGTAAGGGATACGAGAGCCTAGGCATCTCACCTAACACAGTTCTTACTGTTAACCCTAAGAATGGTGAGCTTGAGTCTAAGATCAAGCTAAACAGAGACTTTTTGAAGAAAAAGGGTATCGACCCTGACCTTCAGCACACACTGCCTAAGGCTCTAGACAAGCAGCCTCAGACCCTAGCCGAGATGAAGCCAGAGAAGGCTGACAAACTAGATATCGATCTAGCTTCAGCTGGCCTGACCGCAGATGAAGACAAGACTTTCCGCGCAGAGCGCGACCAGGAGCCACTAGCTAAGCTCCCGCCAGCTATGGAAGATCAGGCAGTTACTGGCGAGGATGTGAATGCCTTAGTTGATGATGTACCTGACTTCAA